ACTTCACTACGTCGAGCGCAATGGAAAAATGCAGTCGAAGGAAATAATGCCTCAATGCAAATCTGGCTCGGAAAGCAATACCTGAACCAGAAGGACAAAGAAGAAATCGATCAGAACACCACGGTGCGCGTCATTGATGAATCCAGCACCTCAGGCGAAGAAGACCCCAACGTGGTGATTAGTGATTGAACGACAGGTCATTCTTCCTGCGCTTCATCCGGGCCAAAGGACCATCATCAACAATGCCGCAAGGTTCAATCACGTTTGCTGTGGGCGGCGATGGGGCAAGACCTTCATGCTCAATCGAATGTCATCACAGCTTGCCGCTAATGGCATGAATGTGGGCATCTTCACTCCCAGCTACAAATACCAATCAGAAATCTACCGCGAAGTTCACTCCACGCTTAGGCGAGTCAAGGCTGAATCCAATAAGACCGAAGGCATCATCCGCACCATCACCGGTGGTCAAGTTGATTTCTGGTCACTGGAAAACCCAGAAGCAGGACGTGGACGCAAATATCATCGGGTGCTGATTGATGAGGCGGCATTCGCCAAAGATTCTGAAATGCAGATCACATGGGAACGGGCTATTGAACCGACCCTTCTGGATTACACCGGCGATGCGTTTGCATTCTCAACACCCAAGGGAGTAAACCCGGACAACTGGTTTTATCAAATCAGCTTATCTCCGCAGTGGAAAAAATTCAGGGCACCTACTTCGACGAATCCTTATCTCCCGGCGCACGAACTGGTCGATATTAAGCTCCGATCACACCCTCAGGTATGGCAACAGGAATATCTAGCCGAGTTCGTTGATTGGTCCGGTGTTGCGTTCTTCCGAATCGATAACCTCCTGAATGACAGCCAGCCTGTCCCGGATGACACGCGCATCTTCGGGACCGTGTTCGCGGTGATTGATAGCGCCTTGAAATCAGGACAAGACCACGATGGAACCGCAGTGATCTATTGCGGGATGCAACCTCACTACATGGACCCCAATGGCCTGGCACGGCTCATCATCTTCGATTGGGATATCAAGCAAATTGATGGTGATCTCCTGATCGGTTGGTATCCCGAAGTTCAGGAACGTCTCAATGCGATCTCGTTGCAGACTCAATCAGCCTTGGGCAATGTCGGGGCCTTCATTGAAGATAAAGGATCGGGTACGATTTTGCTTCAGCAAGCATTGCGTGGTGGCCTCAAGGCTCAGTCGATCGACAGCAAACTGACAGCCCTTGGAAAAGACGAACGCGCAATGGCCGCTTCACCCTATGTTGCGGCGGGTCAGGTCAAGCTATCGAAACGGGCGCATGACAAAACAACATCCTTCAAGGGCGTTACCCGTAACCACCTATTGACTCAGGTGTTAGGATTCCGCTTGGCCGACAAGGACGCGGCGCGAAGGCAGGATGACATATTGGACACTTTCACCTATGCCACCATCATTGGTCTAGGTAACAGCAAGGGCTACTGACATGAGCAACGGCGATATTGAATACGGCGGTTTGGCGAACGGTTCACCGCTTTGGAATATCATGCAAGCGCAGAATATTGAGCCGGGATCGACCCCGAGCTATGAACTCTGCAAACTGATCTATGTCAGTCACCCTCTGGGCAAGCGCATCATCGACGCGCCGATTGCTAGGGCCATGTATAAGCGCCGGGAGATTATCGTAGCCGAGGCCCCGGAATGCGTCATTGAGCGATACAACGATGTATGGGATCGGATGCAGTCCGACTATTACATTGCCGACTGCGAACGCCTCGCCCGGATTTATGGCATCGCCTCTTTGGCGATCATGCCGCAAGATGACCGAAAGACCACGGATGAGATCACGCCCGAGGAACTGTGGAGTGGGAATATCAAGTTCAACTCGCTTGATCCTCTGAATACCGCCGGATCATTGGTAGGCATCCTCGACCCGAATGACCCTGACTTCCTGAAGTATTCGCACATCGCCGTGGCCGGTGTTCCATATCACCGAAGCCGGGCGCACATTCAGCTTCACGAAAACCCGGTCTATCTGGATTACACCGTAAGCGCGTGGGGCTATGTAGGCCGGTCCTGTTTCAATCGTGCTTTATACCCGTTGCAGTCTTTCATCCAGTCGATGATTGCCGACAACCTGATGATGATTAAGTCAGGCGTGATCGTGGCGAAGATCGATCAGCCGGGCTCCATCCTCAGTCGAACCATGCAATCCGCGCAGAATCTTAGGCTCAATATCCTGAAGCAAGCGCAGACCGGCAACACGATCTCTGTCAAGCCCGACGAGGCCATCGAATCGCTCGACCTGAATAACCTGACCTATGCCGAGCAACGGAAGAACATCCTTGAGAATATCGCGCTGTCTCTGGATATGCCCGCATCCTTCCTGACCAATGATTCACTCGCGCAGGGCTTCGGAGAAGGCGAAGAGGACGCGAAACTCATCAACAGCTATATCGATTCAGTCCGGCTCGAAATGAAGCCCATATATGACTGGATGGATAACATCGTGCAGTACGTTGCGTGGTCCCCGGATTACTTCCTGACCCTACAGCAAAGATTCCCCGAATACGCAAAGACCAGCTACAACGAATGGTTTCATCAGTGCCGCCGGTCCTTCAAGGCTATCTGGCCCGAAGCCCTTGAGCCGACCAAGAAAGAACGTTCTGACCATCAGAAGAACCAGTACGAATCCGTCATTGCGGTCTATCAGGCATTGGCCCCCGAATGTCGCGCCGAAAACAAGGCCCGGCTCATTGATTGGGTCATCGGCAACCTGAACGAATGCGCTGACCTCTTCCCGAACGATCTTGACTTGGATACGTCCATCATCGCAATGGAATCGGCTCTGGGTCTGGATGAGCCCGCCGAGGAAGAAGAAGAGAATAGCTTCGGTGGCTAGTTATTACTCACAGGTCAAGAAACTCATGCGGGAGGCCCTAGCCGGTGTCCCGCAGGAAATGACCATCGGCAAGTTACGGAATGCCCTCCGGCAACTGCCAAGCCCTGCCAAGGTCGAAAAGCGATTAAAGGCTATCTGGATATCCCAGATCGAGGAAGAAAGGATTCTGAATCAACACAAGGGCGTTACCTCATTCGACCTTGCGTCGATTCGGCCCAAGCTCAGGGACGAGCTTGATAACCGAATTTTGTATTCCCTCTCGCTCATCAAGCTGAACCGGGAAACCAGCGTCGAAACCGTGGTCCGTCGATTCGATGGGTGGATCAGTAGCTTATCGGCAGTCGAGCCCGTCCGGGAACGACAGACCGCGAATCTGGATGAAGTGGCCCGGAATATCACTAAGCCGCTGAAGCAACTCCCCTTCGAAGAGCGCCGGGTAGCCATCGATCAATCTCATAAGCTAGTGGCGAATCTAAATCAGATCGTGGCCTATGATGAGGGCGCGATTGGCGCGATATGGCATTCTCATTGGCGGGAGATCAATTACGATTACCGCGTGAAGCATAAGCATCTCGACCAGAAGTTCTACCTGATCCGAAATAGTCAGGCCATGCGGGATGGATTGGTTAAAAAGGCCGGGCACGAATACATCGAGGACCTTGAGGATCAACCGGCAGAGCTTCCGTTTTGCCGGTGTTATTTTCAATATATCTACACCCTGAAGAAAGTCCCCGAAGAATGTTTGACTGAAAAGGGTAAAGAGATTATAAGAGGGCTTCGATAGCTCTCGGAGCATATTTCATGCCGTTTAAGTCTGAGGATCAACGCAAGGCCATGTACGCCGCAGCAGAGGGTCGCTCGACGATTGGCATCCCCGAAGAGGTCGGAAAGAAGTTCGTGGCCCATCGCAATGACGATGATGGACAGCCCGCCGAAGGTGTCCTGCCGGAGATCACCGAACTTCAGGTCATGCAAGCCATCCGTGATGGTGCGCTTCCGAGCCCACAGCAATACGGGCAGATTCACCTGTTCGATATCAGAGTCACCGGAACCGGGTACGCCGAAAGGGCAACCGGAGAGATAGGATTCAAATCCCCGGTCGACTATCTGACCCCAGAATTCCTAGAGCGTAGTCAGGGCCTCCCTGTAGTCTGGGAGCATCCGAGCGATAAGCTCCTTGATACTGACTCGTTTCAAAATCAAATCATCGGGACCAGTGTTCTCCCCTATGTCAAGGGTGATGAAGTCTGGACCATTGCTAGAATATATGACGGTGAAGCCGCGAAACTGATGAAGGAGTCGCAATTAAGCACTTCCCCTGCCGTTTCCGTTTCCAAAAGCGCGGTGAAGATGGGTAACATCCTCATCGAAGGCAAACCCGTCTATGTAGACCATATCGCCATTTGCCAAAACGGGGTATGGGATAAAGGTAAACCCGACGGGGTTCGTTTGGATTCCATAACTCACGAGGACAAAACTATGGAAGAAGAGAAGGGCGAAGGCTTGCGCGAAGCCATTAGCAAAATGCTCGATGAGCATTCATCACGCATTGACGCAAAGTTCGACGAGGTGCATAACCGCCTTGACGAAATGGGCGGCAAAAAGGAAGAGGAAGTCGAAATAAAAGACGATGAACTCGATCCTGTGGAAAAGGAAGAGGTCAAGGAAGAAATCGAAGAAACGGAACACGTTGTCGATTCCTCCTGTGACGGTGCGGCTAACCGCATGGACTCAGAAAAGCGTGACGATGATGACGTCAAAGCTGACAGCATGGCGGCTATGAAGAAGGAACTTGATTCCCTCCGGGCCGAACTCAAGCGTGATCGTCAGCGTATGGCGGCTCCGACCATTGAGGACAAGAATCGCATCGCGGACGCTCTGTCACGCGCCGATAGCGTCCTTCTGGCATTGGGCGAAACCAACACCGTCAGCTATCTGCCCGGCGAAGGTGAATTCAATTTCAGAAAGCGCATTGCGTCAACTCTGTCCAAGTATTCCGACCGCTTTAAGAAGGTTGATGTTTCCAAGGTAGCCGACAAGGCGCTCTTCGAAATCATGGAAGATCAGATTTATGCGGATGCCATGAGCTATGCCAAAGCCCCTCCAATCGCCCCCGGTCGTGTTCACATGATCGAACAGAAGGGCATTGGTGGCCGTTCAATTTTCGTACCTTCGGCCAATTCTGACCCGCATGGGTGGATGGACGTATTCAGCCACGGCGCTCAGTTCACGGGCGGCTTTAAGAGGAGCAACTAATCATGGGTACTTGGAATCCTTACGCCATTACCAATGCGACTGATTCATTTAGCGTTCAGTCACAGGGTTTTGTTCAGGGTGACGTTCAGGCCGATCCCGCAACCCGTTTCCAGATCGCAGGCGGCAATGTCGCTCTGACCGAATCGCTCCCGTTGTGGGGCGGTATCGCCATCTATGAAGCAACCCCTCCGGCACAGCCAGCGGGCGGTTTCAACGGTTCGACTATTGGTCGCGCCCTGAATGCTTCACAGATTTCCGGCTTCTCGGTTCAGAACGGCTCCAACGCGGCTCCGACCAATCCGCAGAACACCGCGCCGACTCAGGCGGGCGGCTTCGGCTTTAACTACGTTCGACTCGGTTCCAATAACCGTGTTGTTGTAGCTTGCTCAAGTTCAGTCCTTGCGCTTGTCGGTAGCTACAACCCGTTGCAGTTCTCTTGGGATCAGACCTCTCAGACCCTCGTGCCTTACGCGGCTCTCAGCGGTTCAAGCATTGCAACTGTAGCCAGTGCGACCTATGCCAATGGCGTCATCACTTTTGTGACTGCGGCGGCTCATGGCCTGACCACCGGCAACTATGCAACGATCTCGGGCGCGGCTCCGATTGGCTTCAACGTATCGGGTCCGGTTGTCGTAACCAATACGACCACCTTCTCGATTGCGGCTCCGAACAACCCCGGCACTCTGACGACTCCGGGCGTGGTTTATAGCGGCCTTGGCGGGTTCAAAGCCACTCTGGTTGACGTAAATGCTGGCAACAGCTCC